CCTGTCGAACCGGATGATGCCCTGGCTCATTGCGCCCACCCCGGCCGCTTGCCGACCTCTCCCTGCCCGTCCTGGTAGTGGACGACCTTGGCCCCAAAGTAGACCTGCAACGATTTTGCCACCCGGAACCCCTCCTCACCCAAGCCCTCGACCATCCTCCGGCCGAAGGCCGTGTCTGTCTTGGCTGGTTCGAGATCCAAGGCCGGGTACGGTACAAAAGGTACGAGTCCTAAAGGACTCTCGTACCTTTCGTACCCGGTTCGTACGGGACGAACCGGTACATTTCGTACTTTTCGTACTTTTCGTACCTTATTTTGTCTCATTTTCGCCACAGTTAGTTGCCCTCCCTCGACAGCTTGTAGCCCCCAATGGTGCCCGTCATGAAGGGCGAAAAGGCCAGCGCCTCGGCCGCCGCGTGGGCGGTCGTCTTGCTCATCGCGGCCTCCCTTCCAATCTGGCGCAGGTCCGGCAGCGACCATATCAGCTCCGAGTCGGAGGCCCTCTGGCGCTCCCTCAGCGCCGTGAGCAGCTGGCGCTGTGCCTTGCCCTGCGGCATCGGCTCGCGCTCCCTGCGCCCCGCCACCTCGGCCTCACGCATGACCAGCGACTTGACCGCCTCCCCGTACCGATCCCGCCGCCCAAGGTCGACCTCGGCGGCCTCGTACCCGACCGGCGACAGGCTCGCGGTGTCCTTGAACCTCTCGCGGGTGACGGTGACGGCCATCGCCTGTACGTCCGGCCGCTCGACGATGTACTCGGCGTCGGGGTTGGCCATGAGCGCGGACGCTCCTCGCGGCCGCTTGCTGTCCCCGTGGCCCGAGTGCGCCACGAGCAATACCGTGGCCGTGTATCGCTCACGCAGCCCGATGGTGAGCTTCGAGAGGTACTCGGCCACCTCCTGGTTGCTGTTCTCGTCGAGCCCGGCGCTGAACTTGGAGAAGGTATCGACCACGATGAGCGCCGGCCGCACCTGCGCCTGGTCGATGGCCTGCTGGAGCGCCTCCATCTCGGACTCGGCGTTCAAGTTGGCGACGGACTCGAGCGCGAGCATCTTAAGCTCACTCAGGGGGCGGCCCCTGCCGTGCTCTTGCACCCACGCCTCGGCGCGCCTGCCGAGCCCCGCGCCCTCGCCGGAGAGGATCACGACGGGGTTCCCCGCCGACGCGATGCGCATGGCCCAGTCGAGCGCGATGAACGACTTGAACGACGCGCGCGGCCCGGCGAGCACCGCCAGCACGTTGGCCTCGATGACGTTGTGGATGAGCCAGGTCGCCTCGCGCCGCTCCGCGACGATATCGCCGATGGCGCGCAGCGTGAGCCGCCGCCCAGGCGTGGCGGTTGCGCCGATCGAGAGGAAGGTCGGCTCCGGCTCCCGCGCGCGCTCCATGCCTTTGGCCTCTGGCACGTCGCTGTAATCGGTCTCCGGCTCATCCCTGACCGGCGGCCCGATGCGCACCGCCTCTGGCACCGGCACCCAGCCGCCCGCCTTGGCGGCGCTGAAGAGGCTCCCGAGCGTGACCCCCTTGCCGCGGTCCAAATGGAAGCTCTGCCAGCGATACTCCATGTCGGCGCGCCCTGCATACGACGCCGGTAATACGCCGGTGATGCCGCCGGATGACCACGCATCCCACAGCTCGAGGCCGTCGTCTGCGCCGCCCGATGCGTGGTGCAGCGCCATCCCCACCATGAGCCATGCGTCGTACCCCGCTGGGTCGATGTGCGCAATCGCCTCGGTGACGCGCGGCAGGTCGCGCTGAAAGTCTTGGGAAGTACCGGGCTTGGGCGGCAGCTTGGCCGCGACCTCTGCGGGCAGCTCGAGATCCATCCGGCGCTCGTCGATGAGCCCCGCCGGCAGCGGCTGCGCCTCCTCCATGGGGCCGCTCTGGCCGTAGTGCAACGGCCACCAGATGACATAGCCGCCCTCGGCGCGTATGTCGAGCCCCTCGCGCTTGACCTTGCCCAGCACGACGGACGCGCCGCCCCTGATCTTGACCCCGGCCGGCGCCTTGAAGAGGTAATGACGGCCGCCGCTACCGCCGCCGGTCGCGTGGACTCGGGTCTTGGTGAGCTCGAACTGGTGCTCGCTGATCCAGTCCTGGGCCGCGCTCGACGCGCTGCGGTGGTCGTAGTCGATGACCACCAGCCCGGTGATGGAGCCCGTGGGCACCCCGACCAGCGCCTCCGGGTTCGCCGACCACCAGCGCCGGATCTGCTGCTCGTCTTGGGTGGCGTCTTTAAAGCCGTTGCGGGTGAGGGGGCTCTTGGCCTTCAAGACGCGCCCGTCCTGGTCGGTCTGGTCCGCCCTGCGGCACGGAAAGACCGGCGCGCGCTTGGAGAGCTCGAGGACGCGCTCGACGGAGACGATGGCGGTGAGGTCTGGCTTCATGGGTAGATATCCGGCCGCAGGGCCTTACGAGATACACCAGAGGCCGCCTCGACCGCAAGCACGCGCAGCACCGGCACGCGCCCTGCGCTCATCCATTGGTGGACCGCCTGCGGCTTCACCTTGAGTTTACGGGCCAGCGCCGTCTGTCCGCCCGCTTGGGCGACGGCGTGGAGGAGTGCCGCTGTCTGCGGCTGTACTTTTGCGGTAGGCATAGCGGCGGAAGGGTATCAAGTGCGTCTTGGCGGCGCAACAGCGGCGGCTGAAAATATTTTTCAAGAAGTGCTTGACACGGCAAACGGGGCATGAGAAATTGCATCCATGGACGGCGCGGTGCCGGACCAGAAGCGACAGAAGGAGACTACAATGAAACTGACCATCGGACGCCGCCACAGCATCGAAGTGGCATCGTTGGAAGAAGCCTCGCGGGTTTACTGCGACTTGCGCGACGAGTCTGGCGAGGGTGCTAGCACCTTCCCAAACGGCAAGGTCGGCAAGTATCGCATCTCGTACAATGGCAAGGTGTGGCTTGGTCACGGGCCTGTCGATTCGCAACTTGTTTATGACCCCTACGCTGCGGTGACCGCATGAAGACCAAATACATCCCGTTCAGCCTGTTGCTAAAGTTTTACGGCTGCACCTCTGAGAGCCTGTTTCAGACTCTTGAAAGCAACGCCGCCGATCTCCGCAAGAACATCGAGAAGGCGACGCGCACCGGCAAAAAGGTCGACGGCTACACCGCCGCACAATGGCAGTCTCTGCTTGATGTCAAGGAGATGCAGATTCGTGAAGGGCGCGAGGTTGTCATTGAGGTGACCGCATGAACACAGAAGCATTTGAGTGGTTCGCCATCCTCGCGGCATGGTTCGCCCTGTTTGGCCTTGGCGCGACCGCCCTCGCCGCCTACGAGTGGCATCTGCGCCGCCGCAACCGTGACCTGTTGCCAAAGCCCGGTGGCCGCGCGCGCGTCTACCGCGCCGACCCGCCGTCGGTTAGCCGGTGGGGGAGCACGCGATGATTTCTCTTGATGCTTGGCTTCTTTCCATTGGAATCGTCTGGGCCGTTGTCGTGCTCTTCGGCGCGATCGCCGCAATCTTCAACAACCTGCGGGAGTGAACCATGAGCGACCCGAAGCTGCCACAAGAGGATGGCCTGTTTGAGGCGATGGTGCTGTCTGAGCTGGAGCATATGCCGATTCAAATCGACATCGAGCGCGCCATCACACGACTGCGCGCCGCAGGATTCAGCGCCGAAGCAGACGTGCTGCTTGGCCGCGGCGATGCTGCCTGGGCGATGCTGCGCGCGTTGCGTGACGCTTTGCGCCGGATGGACCCGGCGTGGTGCGAGCTGCACCAGCAGTCGCAGCTGTCGGATGAAGAATTCGACGACGTGCTCGGCACGCTTGAGGATCTGTTGGAGGGCGACCTGTGACCCTGCACACGCACGCCGGTTCCCTGCCGACGCACAAATATGTGTGGATTGAACCGCGCGCGATCGGCGACCACGGCTGGCTGCGCGCGGTCTGGTTCGGGCTCGCGTCGTTTCCCGGCCGCGCCTGGGGGTGCCATGTGATGCTCGAGTCTGGCGCCGTCTACCGCAACGTGCCGCTGCACCAGCTCGCGTCCACTTACGAGGCCGCCGAGCCGTGGACGCCGGCGCAGGCCCAGACCTGGGACTGCTACGGCTACCAATTCTCGACCATCGAATACCCGTTCTTGCAGAGCATGAACTGCCGCGTGCGCTTGCAAGACAAGTCGGAGCACCGCGGGATGTACCTCTTTACGGTGGCCCCGGTCGGCGATGCCTTCAGCGCAGCGCCGGAGCAGTCGAAGGAGTTTTACTTCATCCAGCTCGAGAACGGGCGATACACGGCGCAGCCGACGAACCATGTGCTCGTCGAGGATCGCTCCTTTACCCGCAAGGAGATGGGGTGGCCCGACTTCCTGCGCAGACAGGAAGATTGGTACAGCGCGGAGGATGGGGCATGAAGTACCTCTCCGTCTGCTCTGGCATCGAAGCCGCGACCGTTGCTTGGCACGACCTTGGCTGGACGCCCCTTGCGTTCAGCGAGATAGAGCCGTTCCCGTCTGCGGTGCTCGCGCATCACTACCCCCATGTCCCAAATGTCGGCGACATGACTAAATTCAAGGAGTGGAATCTTGAACCAATTGACCTTCTTGTCGGAGGAACCCCCTGCCAGTCTTTCAGCGTCGCGGGCCTCCGCAAAGGGCTTGATGACCCCAGAGGCAACCTCATGCTTACGTTTCTTGCAATTGCTGAACGTGAGAGACCTAAATGGATTGTCTGGGAAAACGTCCCCGGTGTCCTGTCAAGCAACGGAGGACGGGATTTTGGCACCTTCCTCGCAGCGCTGGGGGAGCTGGGGTACGGGTGGGCCTATCGGGTGCTGGACGCACAATGGTTCGGCGTGGCCCAGCGTCGTCGACGTGTGTTCGTTGTCGGATGTCTTGGAGACCAGGCCGGTGCCGCAGCGGTTCTTTTTGAGTCCGAAAGCGTGTGCCGGAATCCTGCGCCGAGCAGAGAAAAGGGGCAAGGCGCTGCCCGAGGCGTTGGCGGTGGCCCTGCGGACGGCAGCATCTCGGGAGCCGTGACTCGCAAGTGGGCGAAGGGCAGCGGTGGCCCTGCCGGTGACGAATGCTACAACATGGTCGCCCAGCCGGTGGCGTGTGCGACTGGCGACCGTACTCACGCCTTGACCACACGGTCGGCGGCAGAGGAAGACGGCACAGGCCGTGGCACGCCTATCGTTCCCGTCGCCCAGTCTGTTCTATCCAACGACCCAGCACACGCGATCTGCGCCAACGAGCAGCGCACCTACACCAACGAGGGGGACGTCTTTCAACTACGGAATGTGGTCGCCCAGCCGGCGGCGATAGCATTCAAGGTGCGAGGCGGCATCGAGCGCGAGGACGGCAGCCGCGGCAGCACCAACATCGGCAAGCAGGCTGGCAAGGGCTACCTCGGCAGAGACGAGCTTGCCTTCACCGTCGCGTCGTCGCCAGATCAATGGGTAGCGCAGCCCGCCATGCAAGTGCGCCGCCTGACGCCGGTCGAGTGCGAACGGCTGCAAGGCTTCCCTGACGGCTACACCAACATCCCGTGGCGCAAGAAGCCGGAAGCCCCAGATGGCCCTAGATACAAGGCGCTAGGCAACAGCATGGCGGTGCCGTGCATGAGATGGATCGGAAAGAGGATTCAAGCCGCCACCGCGCGGCAGGAGGTGCAGCCGTGAGCCGCGAGGATGTGATTCGATGGATGCAAGAAGTTGGAGCGAAAGAGAACAATCCGACCCCGAAGAATTACGAAGGGTTTGTTGACATCTTCCAACAATTCGCCGCCCTCGTTGCCGACCATGAGCGCGAGGCTTGCTGCAAAATTGTTTATGGTTTGTGCGAGTCTGATAATTCTGCTCAACGAACTGTAGAGGCTATCCGCGCAAGGGGTGAGGTGCCGCGATGAAGCCCGACTGGGACGAGCTCTTCGAGCTGCTTGGCCACGCGCTGATTGGCTGCCTGCTGATCCTGCTTTTCTGCTGGGCCTTGGTCGAGGTGATGCAGTAGGCTAGAATTTGATTTCGGAGGCGGGCTCCCCCTCCAAACTGGGCACGGCATAAGCCACCCAGAATCATGGCGAGCCGAGGAGAAGTGTTTATGAGTTTGATTATCAGCAATTCGAGCGGCGGCAACTTTGAGCCCCGCAAGCCCCTAGCGGCCGGCCCGCACCCGGCCATCTGCGATATGGTGGTGGATCTCGGCGTGCAGCCGAGTCCAGGCGGTCAATTCGCTCCGAAGCGCACCGTCGTGCTGCGGTTCCAGATCCCGAGCATCCGCGTCGAGATCACGAAGGACGGCGAGACGAAGGACCTGCCGGCGGTCATCAGCCGCACGGTTGGTCTGTCGTTGAACGAGAAGAGCACGCTCTACGCGCTGTTGACTGCGTGGAGAGGACGGTCGTTCACGGCCGAGGAGCTCAAGGCCTTCGACCTGTCGAAGGTCGCTGGGAAGCCCGCGTTCATCAACGTCACGCACGCCACGAAGGGCGACCGCACCTACGCGAACCTGACCAGCATCATGCCGATGCCGAAAGGCATGGTGGCCCCGGTGCTCGAGGGCGAGGCGCTGGTCTACTCGACCGACGCCCCGAACGGGGTGATGTTCGACAAGTTGCCGACCTGGATGCAGGAGAAGATCGCCAACCGAGTGATCGACATCCCGAAGGCGGCGCCGAAGGCGGCACCGGCCGCGCCGACCCCCGCCGGCGGCGAGTCATTTGTCGACGACGACCTGAGCTTCTAATCATGCCTACCGCAAAATTAGGATATCGGGCGGCCGACGGGAAGCGAATCCCGAGCGTGACCACGGTGCTCAAGATTAAGGACCCCGGCGCCTTGATCAACTGGGCCTACAAGACCGGGCGCGAGCACGGCGTGCTCGAGGGGCGGGGGGAGCAATCCCCCGCCGGCCTCTACGAGGGCTCGGACATCCTTGCCATCGGCACGGCGGTCCACGCCATGTGCGAGGCGTGGGTGAAGGGCGGCAATCCGCAGACCGTGCTCACCGAGGCGCTGGACGCAAAGACGGTCGTCGACCGCGATGCGTTCAAGCGGCAGGCGGGATCGGCTTACAGCGCCTTCGAGTTTTGGTGCAAGGGCACCCAGCTCGAGATCATCGACTGCGAGGTCCAGGTTATTAGCGAGGCGCACCGGTACGGTGGCACGCTCGACTTTATTGGCCGCCTCGACGGCAAGCTGGTGCTGGGCGACTTCAAGACCAGCAACGGCGTGTACCCCGAGATGTTGTGCCAGCTCGCGGCCTACGCCAAGGCCTACGAGGAATGCACCGACAAGAAGATCGACGGCGGGTACCACCTGCTGCGATTCTCGAAAGAGAACGGCGACTTCGGGCATCACTTTTACCCGTCGCTCGACGATGATGCTTGGCCGGCGTTCCTGCACCTGCGGGCGCTGTACGACCTGCACGAGAAGCTCAAGAAGAGGGCCGCGTGATGAAGCGCATGAAGCTCGACGACGACGAGTGGGACGACCTCATCAGCGACCTTGCCGACGAGGACATGGTTAACCACCCGCCTCACTACAAGCTGGTTCTGCCGAGTGGCGAGGAGGTCGAGGCGATCGACGTCATCCACGCCGCGCTCGGGAGTCTCCAGACGGTGGCCTACTGCCGTGGGGCGGCCATCAAGTATTTGATGCGCGCAGACAAGAAAAAAGCCTACGCGCAGGATCTGCGCAAGGCCGCTTGGTACTGCTCACACGCGGCTGCCATACTTGAAGACCTGAGTCTCGACGACTGACCACCCGCGAGCGGAGCGCACCCCCCTGGAGCGCCGGCCCCATCTCCGCAGCCGGCCACTTACCCGAACTTTCGGCGTAAGTAATCCATGCTCAGGGGCATCAGGTCGTAGTTGCCCGCGCGCACCTCGTTGAGCACGACGATGCCGCTCCACTCGGAGCGCTGCACATCCTCGGGCCTGTATCCCTCGTGGTCGATGTAGAAGCGGCCGCAGACCAGCCCATGCTTTACATGGTCTGGGTACTGCTTCGACCCATACAGGAAGCCCTGCTGGTGGCCCTGCACGAAGCTCGAGCCGATGTGCCCCAGGCGGCTCGTGATGGTGCCGCCGATGGGTCTGCCGCTGAACGGGTTTGGGAAGTAGTGGCAATACTTGATGCCGTCTATCTCGACGATCTCGAGGAACTTAGGCCGCTCCCAGTCGAGCGTCTGGCAGTTGTGCGAGCCGATGGTGCCCTGCCACTTGGGCTCGCGTGACGCCACGCGATCCGCGCGCGCCTCGTGGTTGCCCGGGATGAAGACCTTGCGAGGGTTCCATTGTTTGCGCTTTCCTTGCACGCGCCGCGATTGGTCGGCCATCATCGGCGCGCAGAGTCGCCGGAATGCCTCGTTCCCGGCCTCGACATCCTCCTGGTACCGCGTACCCTCGAGCTCCTGGGAGCCGGGCTCGCTGTGCGAGTTGAGGGACGGGAAGTCCCACCAGTCGCCGATGCACACCACGACATCCGGCTGGTATTCGACGATGGCGCGGGCGGCCCAGTCGACGTGCTCTGTGTTGGCCCCCGGCTTGATCTGCGCGTCGGGGATGATGAGGTGCCGCCTGGGGGTCATCTAGTGGCCGTGGTGAACGTCTGGAGCGCCTGGTGCAGGATCGCCCCAAAGTTGTCCACAAATACCTCATTGAACGAGAGCTTGTGGTTCATGGCGTCGAGCAAGGCGTGCGTAAACTCATGGCAGAAGGCATGGCCCAGCTCGGTGTCCCCGAGCTCGTTCCGCAGAGCGATAACGTGAGATGTGGGGTCGAAGATGCCGACCGCATCTTTAGGAAGTTTAAGCCGCCGCCAGCTAACATCCGTCAATATCTTGACGCGCACCTCGTGGCCGTGGATCTGAAACCGGCGCGGGATGCCGAGCTTCTTGTATCGGTCTACTTTGCTACCCACCGCTGGAGCTCCCCGAGTCGCTCGGCGTCTCGCTCGCAGGCGGCGAGGTGGTCCGCAAGAGCCGCTCCCTCGTCGCCGGGCTCTCCGGCGGCACCATCAGCCGGTGTGGGGGCGATATTTGGGCCGGGCACGGGACAGGCTGGGGGGTGGCGCAGCCTGCGAGCAAGCTCGCGCCCACGGCGATCAGCGTCGCCCAGTTTAGACTCGAGGTCACGCTCCACCCCCTCGCGTTTCGCGTTAGCGGCCCGCAGGGCCTCCGTGGCGGCCTCTGCCGCCCTCGCCCTGTCTGCGTACCACTCCGACTTGACAGCCGCCGAGCCGGCCTCGTAGCCCGCCCGGTGCGCGGCACGGTAGCCGAACCACCCGGCGGCCGTCAAGGTCACGGCCAGGGCGAGCCCCAGCCATAGCCGGATCAAGCCGGGTCGGCCTTCTTCTTGGAGAGCACCGACCAGACGGCCGCGGCGATGGTCGCGGCGGCTCCGGCGACGGCTGCGACCGTCTCAGCATCGGCGAGACCCTTGCCGACCAGGTAGCCGCCGACCGCGGCCACGATTGCGCGGACGATGCCCGCGATTTGTTCACCGTTCATGTGTACCTCTTACGCTT